AGACAGTTGACGAAGTTGACTACAAAACTATGTATGAGGAACTTATGAAAAAGTTTGATGAAATGCAAAGTTCAATGGGTTCTATGAAAAATAAAATCGAATTGTTTGAAAAGAACGAATCAAAACTTCTTCTTGAAAAAGCAATTGATAGAGTTGAAATGGCTATAAATGAAGGTAGGATTGAAGAATCTGCTAAAGGTGAATGGGTTGAAACTTTACAAAACAATTATGATTTGGGTGTTAAGATGATTAATACTATTAAGGTTTCTACAAAAGCTCCTGAGCTTCCATTTATGAACAAAACAAAAGCATCAAGTGAAAGGGACAATTGGTCTATTAGGGACTACGAAGAAAAAGACCCAAAAGGTTTGGGTGAGATTTTAAATAACAATAAGCCTTTATACAAACAACTATTTCTTGACTATTACAGAGTAGAATATAAAGGCTAATCTTTTTTCGTTCAGAGTAATGGGCTTCGGCCCCTTACTTGTTGATTTGTGAGAAAAAAACAAAAAATACTAAATATAGTAAATAAAAATAAAATAAAACAAAAATGGGTTTACAAAATGAAATTTGGATTCAGGATATACAGAAAGTCCTTTTCCAATCTGATTTGAGCTGGATGTCAGCAGCAACTAACCACGATTCTTATGCAGGTGCTGCATTTGGTTCAGGTTACAGAACTGTTAATATTCCACAAGCTACAAGTTTCGCAGCAGGTACTAACGTTGACTATTCATCTACATTACCAAGAACAGTAGCAAAAAGAACTGACAGTAACATCAACTATACAATCAATGTATATGATACTGGTGTTATCGCTTTCCAATATTCAGATGCTTTACAAGTATCATACGATTTGAGAGCATCAATCATTACTCAACAAATTGAGGAAATGGCACAAAAAATTGGTACTGAAACACTTATTAAGTGGGGTGTTAGTTCATTAACTGCTTCTTCTACAAGAAGTATTGCTACTACTGGTGCTACAAGTTCTCTTTTCAACGAAAGTGGACAAACTGGTTCAAGAAAACTTATCACAATTTCTGATATTCAAAGGCTTTCAAGAGTACTTGACTTAGACAATATGCCTCAGTCAGATAGATATTTGATTATGCCAGCTTCTATGTATACTCAACTATTTAATCTTGATGAGGTTAAAAACTCAATCGCTTTCTATGGTTTTCAAAATGGTAACACTTTACCTGATAAGAATTTACCACAGTTGTTTGGATTCACAGTAATTATGAGACCAACAGTTCTTTCATACGCTTCAACTGGTGCACAGAACTCAAGTGATGCTTATGGTCTTTACACTTATGGAGCTGCTGACAACTTAGCTTGTCTTGCTTTCCACAAGTCAGCTGTAGCAAAAGGTATGGGTGGTATCTTAGCTTATCAAGGTATTCTAAACGACCCTCTTATGAGTGGTGGACAATCTCTCTTAGCAGTTTGTGCTATGGGTGCTGCTAAACTAAGGTCTGATGAAAAAGGTATAGCTATTCTTTACCAAGGATAATAAAAGTCCTAATGTATAGAGATTTAAAAAACCCACCCAACAAAGATGGGTGGGTTTTTTTCTAAACACTAAAAATAAAAAAACAAAAAATAAAATGGCACTACCAAATATAACCGTTAATAGAACACAAGGTAATATAGTAAGACCAGCACTTTCTAATGATTCAACATCTGCTATGTTGTTTTATTCAAACACTTATCCAAGTGGTTTTTCTGGCGCTACACAAGTAGCAGTAGTTAACTCTACAAAAGAAGCTTATGATTTGGGTATTGTTGATGATTATTCAACTGAAACAAGGGCTACTTCGACTATTACTTTTAATTCAGCTATTTCAAATGCAACATCTGTTGTTGTATTATCAAACTTTCCTACTGCATCGACAGAAGTAGTAGCATCTTTCACTTTTTCAGCAACTGGTACAGCTAGTCAAGCAAGTGAATTGGCAACTTTAATAAGTAATGGACTTCAATACGGAACATCTGTAAATGGTGCAGTCGTAACAGTAACTGCTCCTGTTTCAAGTGATTCAACTGCAGTTGGTTCATCAATCAACACTAAGACATTATCTTTCTCTGCTGGTACAGCAAGTGTTTCTATAACTGCATTTAGTGGTGGAACTACAACAGATGTTAGACCTTGGGCTTATCACATCAGTGAACACTTTAGATTAGGTAATGGTAAACTATACATTGGTGTATTTCCTGTTCTTGCTACATTCACATTTAATGAGATTAAAAACATTCAAGATTTTGCAAATGGTGAAGTTAGACAATGTGGTGTTTATAAGTCAGGTTCTTGGAGTGGTGTATTCAGTGCAACTGATGTTACTACTATACAATCAGTTTGTAATACATTAGGTAATGAAAAACATCCACTTTCAGTTGTTTTACAACCAAACTTGGTAAATGTTTCATTAAGTTCATTAGCAAACCTTCAAGCTTATTCAGCACCAAACGTATCTGTTCTTATTGGACAAGATGGAGCTAATGTTGGAGCAGCACTTGCAAACTCATTTACTTATTCAGTAGGTATTATGGGAGCTGTAACTGGTGTTATTTCTTCTTCTAAAGTATCTGATTCAATCGCTTGGGTTGGTAAACTACAATCTTTACCTTTCTCAACTGCTGAACTCGATACACCAGCTTTTGCTAACAAAGTTTTAATATCAAATGTAGCATCAACTGCACAAGATACATTAGCTGACAAGAACTACATTTTCTTAAGAAGAATTACTGATTTGGCTGGTTCATTCATTAGTGATTCTAAAAGTGCAGTTTCTAACACTAACTCATTTTTCTCAATCGAAAGAAACAGAACAATTGATAAATCAAGAAGAGTAGTAGCAGCTGGCCTTTCTCCACTATTGAACTCACCAGTTGATGTAAATAGTAATGGAACACTTTCAGCTTTAACAATCAATGTTTATAAGCAAGTTTGTAATACACAGTTAGACGTAATGGTTTCTAATGGTGAACTTTCTGCTTACTCTGTAAACATTGACCCAAATCAAAATGTATTGGCAACAGATACAATCAACATTACACTTACGTTAACACCTAAAGGAGTTGCGAGGTTTATTACAGTTGATGTTTCTTTTGGAGTTACAGCAGCGGCTTAAAATATTGGAGAGTCGAGTGGGTTGAAATATACCCACTTATACTCTAAGATAAAAAAACTAAATATAATAAAGAAATATAAATTTAAACTATGGCAACACTCGTAAATGGCGTATCTTATAATTACGCAAACATTAACATTAGTATCTTAGGTGTTTTACCTAAAGGTATTAGAAGCATAAGTTATGCTGTAACAAGAGGTACTACTCATTTTTATGGTGTAGGTGACCAACCAGTCGCTTTGGGTTATGGTAATAAAACTTATACAGCAACATTTGATATGCAACTTGAAGAAGTTCAGGCATTTGCAAATGCTGCTTTACAATCAGGATTCGCTGGTGGTGATATTACTGCTATTGCTCCATTTGACATCACATTAACATTTGGTAATATTGGTCAAACTATTACAACTCACACACTTAAGAAATGTGTATTCCTTGATAATGGTGTAGAAGGAACAAGTGGTGATGGAACTTTTGTAAAAAGTTACGCATTATTACCAGCTGATATTGAATTCGCTTAAAAAAATAAAACAAAAATATGAACGAAGAAAAGAAAACAACAATAAATATTACTGCAGAAGAAGGAAGGGTCTATAAATGTGTTTTAAAAGACCCTGACTTTCTTACTTATGCTAAAGCTTTAAACATTTTAAATTCTGGTACTGATGATGGTGCTATAAAATTAATTGAAGCAGGTGATGCTATATTAATCAACAACATTATTTCAGAAGAGTCAGATGTTGAAATTTTAACAAGACCCGATTTACGTTGTATGGCAGCACAAGCTGCTACTGGATTGTTAAAGATTTGGAATGCAGATGTAAAAAAAAGTTAAGTGGACCTGTCAAAATAAATGATATACTATATGCCAAGCACATAGTAAAACATTTTTTTGGTGTTGATGTTGAAACCGAAAAAGATTTAATTCTTTATTGGAATTCATATCGTCGATTTAAAATTGAAGAAGGTACTTCTTTACACAAAGTGATGCAGAGATAACTAAATATAATACTATGTCACAAGTTAATATAAACATAAATGCTACTGATAATGTAAGTCCGTTATTATCAAGAATACAATCACAGCTTCTTACTATACAACGAAATGCAAGAAACATAAGAGTTAGTGGTAGTGGTGGTATTGGTAATTTTAGTAGAAGTGGTGGTAATGGATTTGGAAATTTATTAGGGCCAATAGCTGGTATTTACTCAGCTGCGAGAGCCGTTGGTTTTTTAACTGATGGTATAAAAAATCTTGGTAAAGCTTCATTAGAACAAGCCAGAACATTAGACCAAGTTAATAAAAGATTACAATTTTCCTATGGTGGAAAATTTGGAGCTGCTGGTGCCCAAGATAGAGCAATGAAATTTGCTGAAAGTATTGGATTAGAAAAAGTTAGTTCTACCGAAGCTTTCTCAAAATTCTCAGCTGCTGCTTCTGAAAGTGGTTTAACTACTGATGAATCAAGAAAAGTGTTTGAAAATACTTCAAAAGCTATTGCTTCTTTTGGATTAAAGTCAGAAGACGCTAAAGGTGTCTTTCTTGCTTTAAGTCAAATGTTAAACAAGGGTGTTGTTTCTTCTGAAGAATTGAGAAGACAATTAGCTGAAAGATTACCAGGTGCTATGGCTATGGCTGCAAAATCTATGAATATGACAATGCCGGAGTTTATGAAACAATTAACAACTGGTAAAATAAAATCGAAAGAGTTTGTATTAGCATTATCAGAATTATTTGGTAAAAAGTTCAGTGACCAAGCTGACAAAAATATTTATAGTTTAGAAGGTCAAATAAACAATTTATCAAATGCTTTTACAGATTTAAAATCTTCTATAGCAGATTCTTTTGGTTCAAGTACGTTACAATTGATGGAATCTTTTGCTGATAAATTAAGGACTCTATCAACATTAGTTAGTATTTTTGGTGGTGAAAGTAGAGATAAAAACATAGCTGCTGGAGTAGCTAAATTTGCACAATCTGAAGAGGGTAAAAAACTCGCTGAGATGGTTAAGAACCGTGATGTTAAAGGTATTGAAAAAGGTCTTGCTGAAAAAACTAAAGCATCTGATGAAGCAATATTAGAGTTTTCCAAGAAAATTGGAGCTCCAGGAATGGAAAAAATAATTGGTTCAAGATTAAGTAAACAAATAATTGAAGAAAGAGATTTTTACAAATTAACTGGAGATAAAGATTCAAGGGAAAGATTAATACAAAAAAGTAAAGTTGCTCAAGGGTTAATCCAAAAAGCACCACAATCAAGTATTACAGCTGATGTAATAAAATCATCACCATTTGCTGTGGGTCCATTAGGAGCTGCAATAGGAGCTATGGAATTTATGACAGGTGCTGCAAAAAATAAAGAAACAATTGAAAAATTTAATAAAAGTATAATACTTGGTGGAAAACAATATGCAGGTGTAGTTGAAGCAATGGAAAAAACTGGAATAGAACAAGATGCTTATACAGTTGCTTTAAAAGATGCTACTGCAAAAGCAGATACTGGAGATTTGACTGGTGAAGGTAAAGATAAATTAAAGACTGATTATAACACACCTAAAGTATTAAATATAAACATATTGACAGGTGATGGAGCTTCTATGGTTAGTGGTGGTATTAATACAGATATAAACACTTTAGAAGCTAACACAGCTGATATAAGACAAAATATAAAAGATATATTGTTAGGTGAATTAAATGATGTTGTTAATGATACAGCAACTTCTCTTGCAAGAGTATCAAAAGCTTCAGGTGCTTTCTAAAAATAAAATATAAATATGCCATTTAGTAATCCAAATATACCACCGATACAAAATCAAAATAGTGTAAAAAACATTGGAACACCTGCTCCAATAAATGCTGATAATTTTGCTGCTGATTTTGGTAAAAATGCTGCTAATGCTTTTATACCTAACTTATCAACAGTCACACAGGCACCAACAATCATTGATGCTAACTCACTTGGTATATTAATACAAGGTGCTGGATTTGGACAAGTTAAATCATTTATAGCCTCAGCAGCGATTAAGGCAAATGAAGGAGTTTACAAAATAAGAGAAAATGAAGTATTGTTAGGTAATGCTACAATATATGCAAATCCTATAACTGCTGGTGCTCAACTTTATTTTAATAAAGATAATGCATCATTTGTAAATCCAAATAAACTTATTGGTAATTATTTATTTGATGCTGTTATATTTTTTAATAATAGTATAAGTGAATACCAAGTAGATAAAACTGGTAATATGCAATTAGTACAAACTTCAACAATACCTGACATTTTATTAAATGCTTGTATATTAAGTGTATCAGTAAATCGTTATATTAATCAATCTATCCCTATTGGAAATGAAGTTGGAACTATAAAAGAAATTATGGCATTTGGTGAGTATCAAATAAAGTTGACTGGTCATTTGGTTAATAACGATAAACCAATGGAATACGCTACTGATGCTATTAGAACTTTAGACCAATTATCAAAAGCACAAAATGCTTTAAATATAAACTCTTTATTTTTAACTATACTTGGCATTAATAAAGTGGTTATAGAAAAATATACATTAGACCAAGTAGAAGGTTTCAATGGTGTAACAACTTTTACTATTGATATGATTAGTGAAACTGATATACCAAACAATTTATCTGATAGGTCAAACAGTGGTGGAACAGGTGAATTTGTAAATCCAGGTATAAAATAATAAAATAATATGGTTATAAATCCAGTAACATTTGGCATATATTCTTACTATGATACGACTCTTAAAAAGACAATGTCATATAGAATTCCATATATAAACTCTTTTGATATACAAAAAGATTCTGATAATCTAACAGTTAGGGCTAAAGTGTGTTTACCTAAAAATATACTTTATGATATAGATAAAAATCTATTATCACCAGCAGACGTTGCGAGAATGGCTTCTCTTGCTGTTACTAAAACTGGTGAACCTGCGACATCTTTATTTGATATTTTAGCAGGTGGTAAACCAAACTCACCATATTTTTATGAAATTGATTACATACTTAGTCCAACTGGTTCTGTATCTTCTACGATTGATATAGTACCAAATGGATTACAGGTTTTAAATCAGTTAGCTGATAATAATAAAACTTTTACAAATGAGGCTGGTTATGATGCTAAAAAGTTTGAATGGGTTTCATTGGATAAATTACCTGGTACACAACTTGGTTATGATAATTTTGCAAGTCAAGATATGATAGTTTGTAATTTAAACGATTCAAACAATAATTATATTGGTAAAGCATTTACATTTGATACTACATTTGATTATAATAAAGCAACAACTTTTACTATTGATTCTCAAACTCCTAATGTAGAACTACCAAATATTACTAAAATAGCAAAATCAAAAGCTGACCAAGATTTAACAACTATATTTTCTGTTGGTGATTTGTTTACAATAAGACACGGATTGTTAGAAAGTGTATCAAGAGATGGTGATAAGTTAAAAACTGATTCATTTTATATTACAAAAGTAGTTCCAACCGAGAATGAAATAGAACTACATCTTGAAAACTTTACTTGGAAGTTAAGACAAATACCAGCAAGGGGAACTATAAACTCTACAATAACTTTATATGATTTTATGCACGATTATATTTTTCCTATTATACTTAAAGAAACTTATATAAATGCTATTGTATCAAGAGATGCTGAAAATGAATCTGGTGTAAAACCAGTAGACGCTCCTAACTTTTCAAAGCTAACTGATAACTTAAAAAGAAATACCCTAAATAGTGGTTTTTATTTACCAATAACAAACTTCTATGATATATTGAATACTCTCAAAGAACAGTTTTTGATTAACTTTGTTAATGTTGATTATCTTGGTTCTGCTTGTATAAGTTGTTCTATTGGTTATGCTTACAGAAATGTTAGCAATGAATACAAATACACAACAAATAGAGATATAACAAGTAAGGATATGACTAAAATAACTTATGATGATTATAAGTTGTTAGTAAGATTGACAAGTAATAAAGAATTATTGAAGAATGATTTAAAGAATTTAAAAACTAAAATTACTAAAAAAACAACTACTAATCAATACAACCAAATGAAAGCTAATATAGCTATGATTGGTCGTGTTATTTATGGTGATAGAGGTGTTCTTGGATTTGTTACTTCTAATACATCAAGATTGGGTCAACAAACTTTAACATCAGGTGGTAATACTGATGGAGTTTCTATTGTAAACTATACTAAACTTTATTATGATAAAGAAAACTTATACGAACTTGCTATAAAAATATACAGAAAGTTAAAGTTTGCGAGTTCTTTAAATAGTATAAAGACATCACCATTTTTACAAGGTAGTCCAGGTTTGTATGATATTATTAGTTTAGTTGATACAAGAAATGATAGTATAAATGGAGCTTATATTGTATCAGCTATAAGTTATAGTATGGATGTAAATAGTGGTTATTCACAAAATATATCTTTTGGTGTTAAAATACCATTTAACCAACTTAAAACTTTTGTAAAAGAAATAAATAACTAAAACATGTAACATCATGATATAATATAAACTATTAATATGAATTTAGGAGAATCACTTAGAAAACTTATAAAAGACAATATAAACATAACAAGACCTTTTTTTGGTTATGTTATAGAACAAAATGCTGATAAAACTTGGGTTGTTCAACCAGTTGATGACCAACCAGTAGTAAACAACGTACAAACATTTCAAACAGAACTTGATGGTAATGACCCCATAATTGGTAGTTTAGTTCTTTGTATCTTTATAGATGATTACAATTCATTCATAACTGAAATCATTGAGTATAATACTTGGTTTGTTAATGCTGAAACAAGTTCTACTATGTATAGTGCTAACAATACAGTATTGGCTGGCAAACGACTTATATTATTGGGTGAGGAAAAAACAGTTGAAGAAGTTAAAAATACAGTTGATAGTATAGAAAATAATGGAGACACAGGTATTCTTTTAGAATCTAAAAATATTAGATTACAATCAGCTGATGGTAATGATGGTTTAATAACAATAAAATGTGATGGTGATTTATTTGTATTATCTAAAAATAGTATAGAAATTAATGGTGATAAATCAACAGAAATAATAAGTAATTTTATTTCATTGAATCTTATGTTAAGAGATATTGTTGCAACACTAAATACTTTAGTTGGAGCTGCTGGTAATGTAGTTCCACCTTTACCACTTGTTCCAAATTTAGTTATAGCTGAAGCACAGTATAATCAAAATAACTAAATATAATATATGACTGACATTTTATTAACACAAAATTTAGATTTTGAAATAGTCAATGGTGATTTATTTGTATCAACAGATGATGAGTGTGACTTTCAAGATTTAAACTATTTGATGAACTTAAATACGGGTGATAATAAACAATTCCCACTTATGGGAACTAATCTTGTTTATTATAGAAATGGTGATTTACAAGATTGTATCAATAAGTTACAAGAACAATTTACATTTACAAAACTACCTGTAAAACAAGTTTATCAAACTATTGACAATAAGTTAAAAGTAATCTTCGAAAGTAATTACTTAATAATCGACTTGTCTGTTTTATAACTAAATAGTATATGATTTGGAAAGCAAACTCAAACCAAACTTTATTTGATTTAGCCATACAGTTATATGGTGATATAAGTTATGCTGTTAAAATAGCATCTGATAATAATTTACCATTAACTGCACAAACATCTACTGGTCAAGAAATTGTTTATGATTTAGCTGGTGTTTCAACTGGTATTCAACTTCAGTTAATAAACAACAGAAAGACAATAGCTACTGGCTTTTTAGCTTCAGACCCTCCATTACCACCAGTAATACAGAGGTCATACAATAATGATTTTAATTTAGATTTTAACTAATGGCACAGAAAACACGTTCACAAATACAAACAGAAATAGATAATCAAGTAACATCTAATAACGATAGAGGTATTACTGGTGATATCTTAAATAACATTTTTAGTGATATAAATGATTCAAACATAAATCAACTATCAGATAGTTCTACATTTGGTTTATTTGAGTATGATATTACACAAACATATCAAATAGGTCAATGTGTTGTTTATCAAAATCAATTATATAAAGCAAATGTTTTAGTTGAGGGTGGTTCATTTGTTAAATCAAACTGGACTTTACAAGCACCTAAAATGTGGAGAGCAAAACTAACAGGTGTTAGTGGTTCTATTCCAACTATACAAATTGTTAGAGATGATTTATTTGGAGCAAGTCAACCATTTTTAACCTACAAATCAGTAGGACTTATAACATTTGAGTATAATCAAGCAGTTTTTAGTGGGACTTATGCAGTATCATTTGATAATACAAGATTGAATACAACTTATCAACCAGCATTTGCTTTTACAGACATTACTAATTCCACAACTAATGATGTTTATTTTATGACCATCACTGCTTCTAACACTAATAACTATCAAACATATTACACTCTAACAGTATACTAACTAAATATAATGTATGAAAACAAGAAGTCAAATTGAAAGCGAAATCAATAGTTATATTGTAACTAATAATAATCAGCAGATTACTGCTGTTCAAGTAAATCAAATCTTAAATGATATAAATGATTCTACCTATAATAAACTAACAGATACAAATATTAATGGTTTATCAAACTTTGCTACTGCATCATCTTATTCGAGTGGTAATAGTGTGATATATGATGGTTATATTTGGAATGCTAATGTGTCAACTGGACCTGGTTCTTTCAATATTGCTTCTTGGACAAGGATACAAAAGTTAAAAGTTACTGGTACAAGAGCTGAATTATTAGCTCTGGCTGCATCGTCATCTTTAATCAGTGGTTCTATGTATCATATACAACCTGGCGTAGTAGATATTTTTATATGGGCAATCAGTGTTAGTGCTTTTAATCCTATTGCTTATAACTTACAAACAGGTCAATCTGGTTTATACAATATAAACACAGATGTTTTTACACAATTTGCTACTGGTACTCCTGGCGCTACTGGTGTTCAAGGAGCAACTGGTTCAGTTGGTGCTACAGGTGTTCAAGGTTTCACAGGACCACAAGGAGCAACTGGTGTGGGTGTTCAAGGTGCAACAGGTGTACAAGGTAGGACTGGTCCACAAGGAGCAACTGGTCCACAAGGTGTTCAAGGTCTTGCTGGTCCTGGTGGTGATGTTACTTATTATGGTATTTTTTATGATACTACTGAACAAACAAACGCAAGTTCTACTGCTCAAAATACAGTTAATTTTGCATTTAATAATGGTTCAAATGGAACTTCTATATTTGCTGGTAGTTCAATATATTTTGATTATGCTGGTACTTACAAAGTATCATTCAGTTTACAATTTACAAAAACAGACGCGGGTCAAGATTTCTTAAATGTTTGGTTAAAGTTAAATGGAACTAATCTTGATTATACAAACACTGTTCATACATTAGAACAACTTTCAACTAATCAAAGAATTTCTTATGATTACATTGTTACTGTTACAGCTGCTTCTTACTTACAGATTTGTTGGAGTAGTGCTGATGTACAGATGAAATTGACCACATTAGGTACACAATCAAGCCCAGACAGACCGATTACTACCTCTGCCTATGTTGATGTCCACAAGATAATTTACAGTGGTTATGAGGGTATTGCAGGGTCTCCTGGCTTTTTCTTGATTGCTTATTCTAATACGACTCAAACTAATCCTGTTGCTAATACAGCAAGGTATATGACTTTTTCTACTGTTGAAAATAGTCAAGGTATAAATCTATTAAATAATAGACAAATACAAGTAGATTATACTGGTGTGTATAACATACAGTTTAGTGCACAATTTGATAAAACAGATGCTGGTGTTGATAATTTTGACATATGGTTTAGAAAAAATGGTGTAAATATACCCTATTCTAATACAACCGTTGCTATTGCCTCTGGTGATGGTAAAACAGTTCCTTCTTGGAACTATATGGATTATTTGACAGGTGGTGATTATGTAGAAATAATGTGGAGTAGTCCTGATACTAATATGAGAATTCTTTCACAAGGAACTCAATCAAATCCTGATAGACCTGAAATACCATCAATTTTATTGACTGTTCAACAGGTTCAGTATCAAAATGAAGCTGGTGCTACTGGTATACAAGGAACCACAGGTCCACAAGGCAGAACAGGTCCACAAGGATTTACAGGTCCTCAAGGTAATACAGGACCACAAGGTAATACAGGTATTGGTGTTCAAGGTAATACTGGTCCTCAAGGTAATACAGGTACACAAGGATTTCAAGGTGAAACTGGTCCACAAGGTAATAGAGGATTTCAAGGGTTTACAGGTGTTCAAGGTTTTCAAGGATTTCAAGGTCCACAAGGCAGAACAGGTCCACAAGGATTTACAGGTGTTCAAGGTAATACAGGACCACAAGGTAATACAGGTACACAAGGATTTCAAGGTAATACAGGTCCTCAAGGTAATACAGGTACACAAGGATTTCAAGGTAATACAGGTCCTCAAGGTAATACAGGTGCTGGTGTTCAAGGCCCAACAGGTGTACAAGGTAATACTGGTCCACAAGGTAATACAGGCGCTGGTGTTCAAGGCCCAACAGGACCACAAGGCGTAGCAGGTGGTGCTCCAAGTTCAGCATCAGTAGGTAGATTTGGAGACCAAGTAAATTATTTAGATGTAACAGTAGCAGAGGAAAAAGTTATTCCTTGGCCAACAAGTGATACAAATAATACTTTTGGTAGTTTGGGTTTATCTTATAGTGGTGGTTCATATTCGTTCATAAATCAAAATGCTACACCTATAACTCTGGCTGTAAGTGGGTTTGTTACTTGGCTTACAACAGATTATGGCTCAAATATAACACTTTATGGAGTTAAAAATAACCAACCTCTCAATAGTAATAATAGGTATTCACAAAATAGTATTCTAAATAGCACTGATTTTCAACAATCACAATTTTTCTCTTTTATTATTACCCTAAATCAAAATGAATTTTTTGATATAAGAGTTAAAAATGATAGTATTACGTCTGCTATTTTGAGTGTAAATGGGTCAAATGATTTTGCTAATGAACCAAATTCAAGAATAACTATTGCGAAAATAGATGGTATTATTGGCCCACAAGGAGCGACTGGTGTTGCTGGAACACCTGGTGGCCCACAAGGTTTTCAAGGTAATACAGGTCCACAAGGATTTCAAGGAACTACTGGCCCACAAGGAAATACAGGACCACAAGGAGCAACTGGTGTTGGTGTTCAAGGGCCAACTGGACCATCATCTGTTGGAATTGGACCTACTGGTTCAATCCTTTCTTATGCTAATGGTTCTACTGTTTGGGTTACAGCAGGTGCTACTGGTTCTATACCTTTCACAACCGCTGGCGCTACTTTATCATTTATATCACCTCCTGCTGGTTCAACTTCGTCTAATGTAGCATCTACTATCATAGGAAGTGGTGGTCTACCATCATATCGCTTATTATATTTACATATTTTAAGATTGACTGGTTTAGTTACATCAACTGTTGCAAATACTTTTAGTGATGGTTTCCTTATACCTGCTAATACGATTAGAACTGGTGATATAGTAAACATAACGGTAAGAACAGCAAAGACAGGAACTGCTGGAACACATATAGTAAGGTTGTATATAGGAACAGGATTAAACATAAGTGGAACATTGATTGCTACATCACCTACACACGGAGCAACAAATGTGGTTACACAATTGAATAGAAAGCTTTATGTTAGACCAGTTCCAGGTTTTAGTCCTATAAATGAAGTCGCAGCTGTAGCAACTGCTTTATCAACTGATACTGGCCTTGTATCAACCGTAGCATTAGGTGGTTTAACTATTGATTGGACTACTGATAAATACTTGACTTGTGGAATACAAAATAGTAGTATAGCAGACCAAACCAGAGTAACAGGTTTAGAAATAATGATACAGCCAGGTAGCAACTTTGCTTAATAAAATAAAAAATAAAGTTATGTTAGAGATAGAATATAATAATGGTTTAGTAAGAATGGATTATCCAAAGGATTTTGATTTTACTTATGTAAGTTATGATATGATAGATGAATATAATGTAAATCTAACGATTGAAGCCTACCC